TTGAACACCACTATCTGATGAGACTATAGAGTTGGCCTTCAACACTCCAGCATAACTCAAGTCCGCTTGATAATCATCTCCTACTGCCTTTGATGGAACATCAATCGTCACACTCAACTCCACACTCGCGGGTGATGATAGTGATGGTTTATATCCCATTGTTTGTGCAATATCAAATATATTTTTCTTTTCTTCTGCCTGTAATAATAATGTTTCTCTAAACTGATTATCAATGTAATAATTTAATACATCTCCAACATATGCAGCCATTTCAATAAACATCATACCTGGTGATGATTCGTTAAAATCATTGTATGTATTAGGAAAATAAGTTTTTGCAAACTCGATAAGATTTTGTCTTAAAGTAGGAAAGTCTTTTCCTAAATAAGAAACTTCTTTCTTAATATATTTTTTGTTTGTGTTATAGTCTGGATTTTGTGTTGGCATCCTATTCTCCAAGTGTAAAATTAAATGTTATTGTATCAAATGAATCTGGTTGTATTGATATTGAATATTCAAGAGAAACTTCAATTAAATTTGGATTACCCTCATTCTGTATAACGAATACTTCGTTTACAATTACATATGGTAACCAATTACCCAATGCCTCTCGGATACTCTCTTCAATTCTATCTCTCAAATCATCACTATATTGTTCAAATAATAATCTTTGTAAATCAGAGCCAAATGTGGGTTGCATAACCCTCTCACCTTTATTGGTTAGTAGTAGATTTCTTATATTAGATTTTGTTTGTTCTTGTAATGTTTTAGTCTTGTTAAAAAAACCAGTAACACTCCTACCTAAAGGAAATTCAATACCAACAAATTTATCTTTGTTTTTATCTAGCTCTCGAACACTCATTTATTATTTTTTACCTTTCATCTTATCGTGTTTCATTAAATCAGAATAATCTCTTGTCAATGCATTAACTAAAGATTCAGGCACTTGTTCAGAAGAAACTCCCGCCTGTTTTAATGTTTGAACAGCCGCAACTTCTCTTTGTGTTTGTTTATCTCCACCAGCTCTCAGAGTATCACCATATCCTAATAACTCTGCAGCTCTTGATGAATCAAATACTCCACCACCCAATGTATCCCAATCATCGCCTTCTTTTTCACCTTGTGATAATCCAACCGTTTCATTCAATACATCATTTAATGCCGAATTTTTTGTATACTCAACTTTACTTTCTGTTTTAGGTTGAGTTTTTTTCAAGGTTTTTTCAGATAAAGATTTGAGAGAAGTATCTTGACTCGATTTTTTCTCACTAATAAATATCTCATTAACTTGTTTTTTAACTTCCTTACGAACAACTAATTCTATTATTCTCAGTAGGTCTTTTTTGTTCATTTTTAACTCCTTGTTGTTATAACTTATGGGACATTATATCCTGTCCATGCAGTATTTCCAAGTAATCCTGCAGTTCCTTTTAAATGTGTTGTAAATGCTTTTTCACAATTATCTAAAAAATCATCTATAGTATCTGCGTTACTAAATGTTCTTGGTTTTACAGGAACACCTGGTGAAGTTATGGTTGAACCATTATTCAATGTTCCACCAGTCCAATATCCAATCAAACCAAGACTTAATTGTGTTTCAAAAAAAAGTAACGATGGTGTTTTACTACTTAATCCTTTTTTTAGTTCGTCTCTTAATTTTTTTTTATTTCCTGATACAAATTTTGCACCATTTCCTGACAAACCATCTTTAACAGATTCATGATATAAGTCTGTTATAAACTTTGCAGTTTCATCTATAGTATTAAATAAAACACCATCATCCATTCTTTTTTTATACTCTTCTTTAAATAGTGTGAACGCCATATTATTTATCAATTCTATGTTGTGAACTCAATGCCTTTTCTACATCTTTTAATGCAGATGTTACAGCCGGCCAACTTGGAGCTGCACTTACAGGTCCTGGTGTTGGGCCTGTTGGTGTTGGTATACCAGTAACATTACCAATTGCAGTTACTAAGGCATCTAATTTCTCATATAAAGTTTGTCCTAATACTTGTGGTTCTGATGCAGGATATTTACCAATTGTTACACTTGGACTATCCAATACTATATTTTCTTTTGAACCTACAAAAATATTTTTACCTGATGTGATACTAATATTTTCTTCTCGTGCATTAAATAAAATACGATTACTCGTAATAATAATTTGGGACTTATCATATTCAAACCCAACAATATCATCTGGTGGTTTTATAGATGTGGTAATTACAGGTAATTCATCGGTCACCATGTGAATAGAGTTTTGGTCATTGTCAAGATTCTCTGTATGTAAAAGTCCCTCTTGTGTGTAGTCTTGACCTACACTTAATTTTATATTTGGTGAATCAATTTTTCCATCTTTTGGATTATTATCTTTACTATAAAAACCACTTTGGTTACTACCCAATCTTATAGTATTACCATGTCTTCCTTGAAAGATGGTATCACCCTCAAACGCTCTTTCTTTTTTTACATTTAAATTTTCTTCAAAATATTCACCTAAATTTCTATCTTCAGAATTTGGATTTATTCTTGAACCAACATTTGCATTTGGGTTACCTGTATTACTATTACCAAACTCTGTATTTTGTCTTGAACCAAAGGCACCTTTATTATTTCTTTTTAATGTATAGTAACCAAAATTACCCCAATGAAATGTCAATACTATTTCACCTACCACAGGATACTGAATTGTATTTGGGTCTAATGGTCTATATTCTAAATTACTTACTGACTCTACACTTTCATCGTGTTGAGATACTTCTCGTCTAACGATAATAGAACCATATAATGTTGGGTCTTCAATCACCCTCGCATCATTAGGGTCTAACATAACATCCAAAACTTCCGCAGGTTCTAATTCATATGGAAATGAATTTCTTTGCATAGCACGAAACAAAGCTCGAGCTTCTCTTCGTGTCATCAATTTTGAATCATCACCACTTGGGTCTCCACCTGTATTTTGTAGTGGGATGAAAACACCTGGATTGTTCATTTTATTCCTTGTTTATAGTAGATATTATTTTATCTTGATGGTCTTGTAACTCGTGGACATCTGATTCTATCGCGTCCATTAATTGTTTTTTCTCTGCCTCAGTAAGTCCAAATTCATCACCACTATCTGAAGATATTCTACCCTCAGCGGCCATGATTCTTTGAACTACGGTTGCCAACTTAACTAATTGTTCATCATTCTTTACATTGATTTCTAAGTATTCTTTGAGCATAGGTATAATCTGAACGGCTGTATCTCCGTCCTTGATAAACCCCACAACCTCTTTCATCAATACTTCTAATTGTTGTTTGTTGGTTTTGGAATTATCGTATATGTCTTTAAAGACATCAGATAAGGTTTTACCCTCGAATATTTCGTAATCATTTGCCATAAATTTACCTGTAAGTTATCATTAATAAATATTAAACTTCTAAAAAATCGTTATATATATTTATATATCCATGATTAATAAGTCAATATATACAATAGTTATTTCTGTCGGTGAAAATCCGACTATAACGGAGAAACAATAATGCAGGAAATCATAACAATAGTCAAAGGATATGTAGATGACTTAGCTCATTTAATGTTATCCTTGGTTGCCATTGGTGCCATTTCTGAAATTATATTTGGAAGTGGAATCTTCGGTGTAAATGTTATTGGTAACCTAACACAAATAATCAACACATTCGGCGAATCTGGATTTGCTGGATTAGTCGCATTGTTGGTGTTAGTGGGTTTATTCCGTAAATAGTGCTAATTCGGATATGAAATGAAAAAGGGAAGTGTAAAAACTTCCCTTTTTTGTTTTATAGAGTGTTCCAACTACCAGTATATCGAGTTTCTATAGAACCAGATGTCATATAGTTTCTCTGTAATTGGAAGTGATGTTTCTTCATCACATTAATTACTCTTGTGATATGTTGAGTATTACTACCAGTCATCTCACGAATCAAAATATACAAAGCCTTCTTATTAAAGTTATCGATATTTTGTCTCGATTCCATCAATTGTATAACTGCATTAGCAACATCTATATCTTGTTTTCTTTTAAACACTATAGATAAATTATTATTCCAATACTCAATAAATAAATCAACATACTCCTTGGTCATCGCCTTTAATTCTTTTTCACTCTGTTCAGTAATTGAATCTCTTTTGTAATCTGTAACTTCTTCACCATCGTGTTGTTTCATTCGTTTGTAGTTATTGTTGTTATGTAGAATTAAGTAATTCTTTGCAACAATACTAAAGTAAGAGAATGCCTTACCCTTACCCTCAGTAAACTTATGCATATTCATATACAAGAAACTCACTACCTCATGTTTAACATCTTCACTTGGAACATCAAAGTAATAAAACTTAAATGTGTGAATAATGTTTTCTGCAAGTTTTTCAAATGCCTGTCTTATGTGGTCATTATAAATTCGTTCCTTAATATAAGGACGAGTTTCTTTATTATGACGAATGATTGCATTCTCGGTTATCTGATTAAAATAATATCTTGGTGAACCTTTTTTTGCTTTTCTTGGCATTATATATCCTTTTCTGTTATAGTGTTTAACTCATTTACTGCATCTTTGATTCCCTCAAAGACAACTCCGATTTCGTCATCGGATTCGAACTTACCCTCTGAATCTAATTCATCGAGAATGTTCTTAGTTTGGATTACTCTTGCCGAGTAATTCTCAACCCAATCTTCAAGTCTCTCTACTTTTCTCATTTGGTTGTAAGTAGTAAAACCAAAGGTTAAGGTCAATACACCCAATATCACTTCTATGACCATTTCTCTATACTCCCTATTGTTGTTTGATTAATTCTATTCATACCCATTTCAAATGTTTCACTATCTATCTCGGAACCTAAATACCTACGATTTAATTTATTACATGCAAGTGCCGTAGTTCCTATTCCCATGAATGGGTCATACACAATGTCACCCTCTTCAGTATAATTCTCTATACATCTTTCTGCAACTTCTTGAGGCATATTATATGAATACCCTTTGTAAGAATGATGTGGATGATACCATGTGTCATATTTAAATAATTTTGTGTTTTTTGATTTAAAACTTTTTCGTGCATAAGACATAACAAAAGCATAATTGTATCTAAACATATTTATCTCTCTTGACTTTTCCCATATCTTTTGATTTAATAAATCATAACCTAAATTCTTCATAATGTCTGTGCAAATCTGATGTTTTGGTATTGTCTTTCTTTTAAATCTTCTATCACTAATCACAATTGTTACAATATTTTTTCTTGGATTAAACTTACTATAAACTTCTTCCATCCAACCAAAGTATTTATTATCATCTTTAATTGGTTCTAATCCTAACTCACTATACTCAGGTGGGGAAAAGAATACATAATCGTATTCTAAATCCCTACCCAAAGTTGTAAGACAATCCTCGTTATAGATACTACTTTTCTCCGAATAACTCATTGAATAAATCCTTTGCTGATTCAGTTGGTTCAGATTCTATTTTTTCTTTTATCTGAGTATCAACTGCCTTCTTAATGTTAGTAACAGATTTATTTACTTTCTCAGTAGATTTCTCTTCTGAATATTTCCATTCAGTATACTCTGCTCTTGTTGCCATGTGGTCTGCCCAATGGATAAGATAAGGTAAACTTGAATGGAAACTATGTTCAGGTTTAAATGTTTTTAAATACTGAACATTTGCATCATCATACATACCATCACTCACTTTGATTGCCAACCACTCTAATTGTGATACTTTGACATCAAAGTGTTGTAGTAAATACAATGCTCTATCTGTAACACCCATAAACTGCATTTCAGGATTCTGTGTAAACCACTCGTTGAGTTTCTTTCGTCTCCAATCATCTTCTTGAACCAAGTAATACTCATGTTCTAAGTCACCGACTTTACCTAAGTCATGATGTAATGCACAAAAAACTAATTCCTCATCAGTATAGTCAATGACTGCACCGATAGATTCATATACTTTTGTTAACTTCCTTGCAGTGTCCACTAAGTGTAACACATGAAGAACATAACCACCTGCAAATGCATAGTGATAATTTGGTTTACCACTTGCGGGAGCAACGATGATTCTTTCTTCAAAGAAGTCATACATTTTATTTAAGTTATCAAGTCGTTCACCTGTGAATGTTTCATTCACAATGTTTCTTAACTTGGTGTAATTGTCCAATAGTTGTTGTTCTGTTAGATTCATATTATATAACCTTTGTAATTTCCCAATTTATATACCCTTAATATACAACATTTTTACCGCTGTTGTCAAGCTTTTTTTTCACTTTTTTTAATCAACATACCAATCTGGTTGTTTGTCACTTGGATATTTGTAACTACTATCCACTAACCATTTTCTTAATTCTGGTCCTGACTTAACATCTATGATTAAATGATATCTATCCTCTTCACCAAAATTAATAGCAGTGTGTGGTTTTCTCATATCTAAATACCACAACTCACCTTTACCCATTTTTGATTTAGTAACACTACCATCACAATTCCATTGAGTAAACTCAACCTTTGGATTTGTCTTTAATGGAAAGTGTAGTCTTGCCCATTGTCCATCACTAATACCAGCCTCTACATCTTGTCTATCAGTATGTCTTTCAAGTTCACCCTCACCTTGACTTAATTTCAAGATACGAATTCTTTCATGTTCAAATGGTAAGAGTTTAGCAAACTTCTCTACTTCAGTAAGTCTTTCTCTAAGTGGTGTATCTTCTACTTTCCACTCTAACTTTTCTGCATTTTCTTTTCTCCACTTTTGATTCATCTCGGCAGGTTTGATAATAAAGTCTTCTTTACCACCATAACCACGAACCACAATACCACTCCATGAATTACCTTTGTTGTAATTACTATAGTGGTTAGCAAAGTCTTCTTGTAGTTGAAAGATTTGTTCCATCAATGGGTCTGTATCTTGAACATCTAAGTCTAATCTCTGTAATGAGATTTCTTGTGATTTTGCAAGTTCACCTGTATGTTCTCCTTTGAACCAATAACCATACATATCTGCAAAACTCGTAATCAAGTTATCTCTTCTTTCATAACCTAAGTCTCTTAGTATACCGACCATTCTTCTGTTTTGCATATCACACTCAACTACGGTTGTTCCCTCATCAAAGAAACCACCACCCTCTGATTCATGTCTTTTTATCAAATCATATAAGTGTTGTTCATTACCAGGATAACATGCAATCTCACGAATATACGCATCGGTTTTACAATTCAATTTATATTCTGCTCCTGTAAAGGATTTAATTTTTTTAAATTGTGTTTTCATGTTCTTCATATTATAATATAAAATACATGCAACAATTTTACCATCGTTGTCCTCAACCCAATCAACTTCATATGCATGACCCTCACGACCCTCTACATGGTCAAATGCTAATTGTAAGTCCATTTTATTTATTTTTCTAAATGGGTCTCGTAATCTCGTGTTACCATATTGTTCACGAATTTTTTTCTCACCCTCTGGTCTTTGTGTTTCCATAAAACAATCTAATAAATTTTGATATGTTGGTGTATCATCATAAATCCATTGTTTACCATTATGATATGGTTTTGGTATCTCTACATCGTAATCTCTAAATTTCATCTCCGTCACTCCTTTGGTTTATAAAATATCAATATTGGTTCAAACTTAAAGTAATCACCACCACGACTAAGTGGATGTGATTTTATCATTACTGAATTCTTTACATTGGATGCATCTATCCCAACCATTCTCGTCATCAACATCTTGTAAATACCTTGATATTCACCACCAAGACTTTCCACGATATCTATACTATCTTGTTCTAATGGAATGTATTTATCACTACCTACTTTGATATCTGCAATGTTCCAACACAAATATCTATCAGGTTTTAAATATGTATACATTGTTGTTAAGGTTGGTTTCAAAAAGTTATCTCTCCAATCATCATATGCACCGAACTTTTTAAAACTTTGATTTTCATCTTGAGAGTATTGTTCTCTATTGAAATAAGGTGGGGAAGTAAAAACCATATCTAACTTACCCTTATACTTCTGAAACTTAGGATTGTTCCCAACTTCTTCACTACCCTCTCTAAATATTTCGTATGTGTTAGGTTCCGCCTTACCCCAAAATGGATTTGGATTGAAACAATGTTCATTATAGAAGTCTGCTACTGCCTCGTATCTACCCTCGTTATCAGGATTTGGGTCAATACCAACATAGTGAATATTTCTATCACTACTCATAGCACCTAAAATTCTCCCACCCCAACCGCTTGACGGATCGCTTATTATTAAATTAGAGTCCTTGATATGTTTGGTAAAATGTTCATACAAGAACTTCGCGGTCAAGGGTGGAAAGTTTACTGCTGGTTGTCCAAGTCCTAATCTAAATACTTGAAGAGCACTTGGAAAAATTCTTTGTTTTCTTTTATACTTTCTAATATAATAATGGTAATATCTTTTATCACCATTCTTTAACTCATAACTATCTTTTAATTCATCACCAATTGTTCTAAGGTTTTGTTCTGTTAAACATCCTGTAGATAAATACATTTCCACTTCACTCTTTTTCAATATAAGATATTGTGAATTTATATCTACAGGTTTAGTATCACTTTGTCTCACCACCATGATTCCATAAGTTGGGTCTTGATTGGTTTGTATTAAGAAATCAGATACATTACTCATACCCATTTCCTTAACCTTAACACTCAAACTAAAAGTATACATTGAGTCTTTAAACAATGACCTTAACATTGCCTTCTTAAATGCACCTCGTAGGTCATCATCTTTGAAGTGGTCATATATAGAAGTAGCACCCTCACTACTTACACCACTACTAATTTTTGTCTTTAACATTGTAGGAAAGAATTGATTCACTCCACTTGCATACTTATTGAAGTTCTTGACTACTTTTGTTTTTTCATCAAAGAAACTTTCAACATCATACCCAAATAACTTTTTCCAATTACTGATTATCTCACTTTCATTCTGACCAATAACTGGTGGTTGACCATTCTCATCCCATTGGGTAATAACATAATCTCGTAAATTATCAATCCATTCTTCTACTTCTGAATCACTTTTGTGAAGTAATTCATCATAGGTTATATTGATTGGATTGTCTTTACTCGCAATGTTAGACTTTTCATAAAACCATTTTTGTTTTTTCATTAATTATTCAATACTAAATTTGTCTTTACTATTTTTGCACTATCGAACTTATAAGGTTTGGTTCCTGGTGATTCCAATATATCAATACGATTTACAAATCGTTTATTCATTGTATCTTTAACTTGGTAAACACCATCCTTACCATCAGTTCCTTTTAAGACAATAAAGTCACCATAGTCTAAGAATCCACCATGTCGTTTCAGAAGATTTCTACTGACCGCAATAAATTTATATTCACTTGCCTTGTGGACTCTTATTCGCGTTCCATCCGCGAGAATGTTCGGTGTAGAATCTGTCTGACGACTAACTGGGTGATACATAGTTACCGTCACTTCCATTCCCTCTAATTTGAACTCCTCAACAAGAGCATTTAATCTCTCGTTCTCTAATTGAAGTTCAGATGTCATTAATAACATATTTTCCTTATACTTTTCAAATATTCCTGTCCAAACAAAAGTATTAAAAATCAATAATGGTATTAATATCATAATTGATAATTTTATATTGTTCTTCATATATTTCCTCAAGTTAAGGAAACCTCTATCAATAGTCATATATAAATATCTCCTTTCGGTTGTAAAAACGAATGTTTTTATCATTTTATTATAACCATTTTTATACATTAAAATGTGGAGCCGGGCAGATTCGAACTGCCGTCTTGTCCATCATCAATACATAGTCATTCACAACTTAGTCGATTCCGAATATGTTATCGACAACCTTTACTGAGTTATATACAGGTCTCAGGAACTGGTAGTTTCTTTAATCACTAACTTCCCTCTAACTAAAGTGAGTTCTTACCGATTATCGACGCCACATTTTGATATCGGTGTCTCAAGTGTGACGACTTACGAACTAAGCGTAAGCAAAATTGGACATATTGCCAACTAAAGTAATAGGTCTTATTATCGAGTTATACCCAAACTCGTGTTGCACTATCATATTGAACATATGTCAATCGATACCTTTCGGCCCCATAGTTAATCAATTTCATCGGAATCCCAATCATTGATAATATCCTCTTCACCAAGTGTTATATAAGTATCAAGAACATCAATCAAATCTTCTACAAGATTCCAATCTTCACTATTATAAGCTACTTCTAATTTCTTTTTAATCTCTGCCAAGGACATACTCCACTCCTACTTTAAATTTATAATATTTTCTACCCTTGATATCATTATAATCAAAGATATTAGTAAGT